ATTCCATAATCGAAACTCATTCCACTTTTGGTCTATTAGGATATCGCCTATATATTTTTCATTAAATAAAGTTGCTGTATCATTTGCAACTTGGTCAAGAACTCTCATAACTTGATTACTAGAGAAATCTTCCCCTTTTTCGGTTATATAAGTAGTTAATGTATTTATATCATTTAGGACTTTTACATCCTCACCAACTTTATGGAATATAAATTTACCAGATTTAATACCTGCAAATTAAATCAGATTGCTTAGTTGTTGCATTAACAGTAAATTCACCATCATATTTTTTATTTTCTACTGTTTTATTAACAGCACATCCACCTTCTGCACCTACTGTCCAATATATAAGTGAACTTTCTAATTCTCCAGAATCCAATACTTTATTATCTACAGAAATAATTCCTTCATAATCTGCTTTTTCATACTTATAAAGTACTGTCTGAAATTTAGCTCCAACTTCATCTCTAAGTCTTTTTGTAAATGCTACAAATAAACTTTTTATTTGATCTGTAGTACTTAGACAACCAAGAGTATTAAAATTATATGCTTCAATTGCATCTAAAAAAGCTTGATATTCTGTTCCGGTTACTGCTTCGCCATTTGTTCCACCTTCAAGAGCAATTCCTGCTGTGGCTTCTAAAGCTTCACTTTTCCATTCTCCTATATAATCATTTGGGACTAAATCTTTAATAGCTGCTACAGTTTGTGTTTCTATTTCTTTATTTCCATAAAGCGTTGTTACATTATACTTTGATCCTTCATCTATATCTGTTGTTATAACAATCTTAATATCATTTCCTTTTACACCACTATACTTAGCAGTTGCAAACTTATTGCTTGCTTTGACACCTTTATTCAGTTTATAAGCATATAGTACAGTTGCATTTTTAAATAGATCTCTTAATCCTTTTAATTTATCATCATCATATGAATAGCCAAAAATCTTTAAAGAATCCTTTTGAAAATCTTCTTGTGTTACTGTAAATACTTGTTCATCTGGGCCCCAATCTAATTCCATTGGCAATGCAACATATCCTCTATCAGATAAATTAGTACTTGCTCTAGCTGCACTTATAAAATTTATATAAGCACCATTAAGCACTTTATTTTGTGTTAGCCATGTACCTCCACCTAATGCCATCTATTTCACTGCTCCTTTCATAAAATCATTAATTAATTCATCTACTTCAGTTATTGAATACTGTGTATCATCTTTAAGCAGTGCATTAATTAAATCCTGTTTATCAGAATACTTTTTACTTTTTAAAATTTTCTGCTTAGAATATTTATTATCATCCATAACAAGTTTAATTTCTTCTTCTCCAACTTTTGTTGTAGTCTTAGCCAAATTAATCGCCTCCTAACTTCTGTTTTATAGTTAAGCTTCCCATAGTATCTATAGGCTCAGTTTCCTTTTTAACAATCATATTGAAATTAATAAAAAAATGAAGTACATTATCAACTATTTCAGCATTAATACTTGTGCCTCTTACCAAGCTGTTATCAACTGTAATGTATTCTAATGCTGTAAATAGCCTTTCTGTAACTTCATTAAGTTGATTATTTATTGTACTTATTCCATCTACTAATTCAGTATCTGGAAAGAAATGAATATCAAAAGGATATTTCCTCTCATATCTGTTTCCTACTAGCTGCTTTGAACTAGGTTTTAAACTGAAAATAAAAAACAAGGTTCTTCTAAACCCTGCTCTACATTTTCAGTATGAATTATATATCCTTCATTTTCTGAATTAAATTCGGCATCTAGTGCCTGTGATATTCCTATTATTATTTTATTTAACATCAAAGCACCTCTTTAATTCTTCCCATACTTTAGCAGTAACAATACTTGGTATCTGCATTTCAATTTCATTTATAGATAAAGTCATCATAAATCTGCCTTTAACCCAGCTTTTCTTTAATTTCTTTCCTATAGCTGGTACAAATCTTCCTGGTGTCTGCCTATGGCCATACTCAACATATGAAGCGTATTCTACAGGATTAATAATCTCAATAGTATACGAATTACCTTTTTGAGTTATCTGTCCTATTGCCCATCCATTTCTTAACGTTCCTCCAGTTCTTCCATCTGTGTATTGCCCTACTGGTGTTTTCTGCTTAATTCTTCTAAGTAATCGCATAGCTATTTCATTTGCAATCTCTTTTGTAAATTCATTAGCAACACCATCTTTTAAAGCATTTACATTTTCAGCTAATTTTTTTTAACTCTGAAAACTCACATTTTCCCCATCTTCCCATTAAGCATTACCTGCCTTTTCTAAAACTATCTCTTGATGTGATGAATAAATCGCAGGCTTTCCACTATGTTTAAATTCTGTGGTCCTGCCATCATGAGTTATAATAATTTTAGAACCTTCCTTAATTTCAATTTCAGGTGCTATAAATAGCTTAATAGTTTGTTGAACTGTAGCATTGGCTTCACTCTGATTGGTGGATTTAACACTACTATAAGACAATCTACAAGGCTGATTTTCTAATACTATTGTATCTTTTTTGCTTGTAACCTTAGTTACTGGATCTTTAACAGATTTAAATTCTTTAATAGTACAAATATGCTCATACTGACTTTCAATAGCTTTCCTATGTGCTTTTCTTGCTTGTAAAATAGCTTTGTTCATATTACCACACCAACTTTCTGTATCTATTCAGCTTAGATTTATATTCATTTAAAATACTATCCTTATAATCACTTTCTACACTATCTCTAAAGCTAGTGGATATATCTCCTTCACTTATAGATGAAATAGAACCTATAGCAGTTTCTTCACTGCCTAGGTTCTCATTTCTATACAATTTAACAGCCATTTTATAAGCTGTAGTTTCTAAGCCTTTAGGTATTTCTTTTATGTGGCAATATTCTAATATTATATTAGTCACATCATCTATAATAAATTCAAGAATAACATCTTTAGATGTATCTTCTAAATTAATTCCTAGGAGCTGCTTAAGTTTATCTAACTCCATAAGATCACATCCTATTCAACTTTTCAACTTCTTTAATTTTTTCTAATATTTCCAGATTGGCTAGTAGCTTTTCCAATATCAATATTTTTTCTTGTGCATATTCTTTAAGTTCCTCAACTGTCATTTTTGACAGCTCTTTTTCTATCTCTGGACTATTTACTATTTCTTTTTTAGCTGCTTCACGTCTCATTCTTTGAAATGCTGTAGCACTCATATAACAAACCTCCTTATAGCTTATGAACAAACTTAACCATACGAATAGCTTTATCCTCATAAACTCTTGACCAATTAGTACCTGTTGCTAGTTCTGCATTTGTAGGTGATGAACCTGCTGCTGAACCAATCCATTTTACTCCTCTTGGGTGTAAAATATAGTGTTTTCTATTTATTAAGATATCATCTCCAGCTAAGCTATCTCTATCTGTTTCAGTTGGAACTGGTGCTCCACCATTACCAAGACCAATTGCACCTTCTCCAAATAAATAAGTTGTATATTCCCCAGCAGATGTTGGACAAGAATCATCAATAATAACTCTTTTCTCCATGAACAATGAAATTGGCTTATTGTTAGAGTCAAGTTCTGTTTGAATTAAGTTATTCTTACGAAGTTGTGTTTCTGTAGCTGAATGCATTATAACACCAGTCAGTTTGTCTTTTGCATCTCCCATAAGTTGCAATGCATCAAGGAAGTTTTCACCGTTTATCTTAGCTTTATCATCTCCTAAGCTAGAAATATCTAGAACTTTATTTGTCATATTACTAGCAGCAAAATGCCCCATCTAATAATTTTATAGCTGTAGCTTGCATACGTCTTGCCCAATATTCTGCAACTAAATCACCAATTGCAGCCATAGGATCATCTCCAGATAATGCTTTTGCTAAGTCATTTGCACTCCAAGCTTTACCTCTCATTAATAGAACAGCAATATCTTGACCAGCTGTAATTTTTGCTGGTGTTAATGCTCCATCATCTGAAAGTACTTCATCATCACCATTTAAATCTTCCCAATATGGCATATTAATTGTTGTTCCACCGCTTGATGCTAGTCTATCTAATTCTGGGTTATTTGATATAATCCCACTATTATATAATGCTGATAATTCCATTGTTCTTTGTACTACATAAGGATTAAATACCTCTGGTACAATTACGTCACTAATCTTTGTTTTTGCCATTTTAAATCACCTTTTCTTTCCTATAATTTAAATCCTGCTGCTGCCATTAATTCTTTAGCTAGTGCAGGATTCTCTTTTAATAATTTTCCTTGTTGTGTAAGATTGTAAGTTTCTTTTGCAAATGGATTAACCCCTATTGGATCTCCTCCAGCTGCTGGATTATATTTGGGTTTTACTGTATCATTCTTAAAAACATGTGGAATTGATTCTTTATATGGTTTAATAATATCTTCAACTCCTATTGGTTTGTTATCACCATCAAAATTAAATTTGTTAATACCACCATGTTTATAGATAAGATAATCTGCATCTGTTACACCTAAATCCTTAAGTTTATCTTTTAGTACATATTCTTTTTCAGTCTTAGTAGCATTATCTTTAAGAGTTTTAATGGTAGTTTCATGTTCCTTAATTGTTTGTTGTAATGCATCATTATCAACATTATTTTTCTTTAAATCTGTAATTGTTGCATTTGCAGTTTTAAGCTGTTCGCTTACATCATTGTAAGTACTCTTAGGTACTGCATTCTTAGGAAATTCAGTATTAACTTGTTTCATTAAATCATCAATATCTATACTTCCATCCTCTTTTTTCTTTGCACCTTCTAATAACTTCCTTAACCATTCCATTTTACATTTCTCCTTTACTTCTAATAGATTTTTATACCTGCTCTCCAGGTACTGTAGAATTACCTTTGTTCTTTATGCCCTGCAAACCTGTAAAAAGGGCGAAAATAATAAGCCTTTTTACGCCTTGCTAATAGGCAAAATAAAAGCCTTATTTCTAAGACTTGCTAACTTCTCTTAATGTCCTTTTACTTAAATTTTCAGATAATTAATTTTTGATAAATTCAGC